TGGCACTTCCGCAACCATAAGTTTTAAACTTGACATCAATAATTCTATCATCACCATCAAGTTTTAGTTGAAGTTTCATAACATCTCCACATGCTGGAGCTCCAATCATACCTGTTGCTATGTCGGGGTCTTTTGGATTAAATCTTCCAACAGAAAACTCTTTTGGATTATTTAAAACTCCTTCAAATCTTTCTACCACTTCTTTACTGTATGCCACTACCTTCTCCTTAGTATTGCTTCGCAAAAGTCAACTAAGAAATTTTCTCTTGCTTTCTCTGAAAGTAAAGGATATACTAAAAATGGTGAAGCAACAAGAAAAACTAATGCAGAAGAAATATATCCTGCAGTTGTTCTTTTTATTATTATGTTATCTTTATCTAATATCCTTATAAGTTTCAATGCTGGTATCATCAATCTAATTATAGATAATATCCAAGCGGACAACCAGTATGCTAAAATATATTCCATGTGTCTTGAATCCATATAAACAGCATAGGTAATCCTACCCATGCAAAAAAGTATAAACTAAAAAATGTAATTACATCAATCATAAATATTCCTTTATATGTTGTAGACTACCTAACTCATATGCTAAAGCAAAGCTAGTATATCCTGTTCTTGTTCCGTCTAAGTGAGGGAAATATGTTTTAGAAGTATCGCAGGGTTCTAATACCCATAATCTATAGCAACGAGATTCGTACTTATTATCTGTGCCATAATCTTCTACAATTTCTGCAAATTTATTATCTCTCGGACTCCATACTTTTTCTCCTATCTCAAATGTTTCTTTTACACATTGTTCAGGAAGTATGGCATTTCTTCTACCTTTGTAGTCAGATTCTGCAAGTCTTTGTGGAATACCTAGTCTATCTATTACTGCCTTTACAAAAGCGGCAGACCTATAAATAGATTTTGATATGCTTAAAACATTCTCTCCTTCAAGATAATACTGAATTATCTGTCTTTTCTCTGTTTCAGTTAATCCTTTGCCTTTATTTTGATTTTTTCTAAGCTCTCTGAATCTTAGGGTTTCTTCGTGTTCTGTTATGATATTGTTAAGTCTAGTAGTATTATAACTTATGTTTAATATATTGCACGCCTCTTTCTTTGTTATAGGATTATCTCCTTTCAACAATGATATAACATGACTTATATTAGATTCAGTTAATTTTTCATGTTTCTTTACTTTAATCATAATGTTCACTTCCTAATAATATTATAGCATAGTGAATTATTTTTAGCAAGTCATCAGGATTATGTCCTTTCTTTTTGCCATATCGCTGTGCATATTTAATAATATTACCGATACAAAAACCTTCTCCATGACCTGCATCAAATATAAACTCAGTAGATTGTATTTTCTCCTGCGAATAATGTTGTTTGTAAGTAGCTAAAATATGATTAGATACCCAAGTTAGTACATCATCTTCTCTAAACTTCATCTGTTAGAACCTCCACTAAAGAGGCATAGCCACCTATCTTTTCTCCATTATATATTATTTGAGGAAAAGTTCTGGCACTTGGAAACTCTTTCATCATTTCTTCTCTTCCAAAATCTTCTCCAAATATTTTATATTCTACTGCACAACCTTTTTGTTCTGCAAGAGTCTTTGCCATTGTACAATAAGTACAACTAGGTGTGCTATAAATTACTACTGTATTTTTCATATAATCATTCCATAGTTCTTTCACTTTGCTGTTATCCTTTGTTCGTAATCAGCAAAATCTTCGTTCCACCAATAAGGCTTCTCTCTGTATGACCAACTAGCAAATGTAGCTTTGTCAAGATGATAATAGTCTCTATACGATTGTATTGGATTATCATAGTCTTTCAACTCATCAGGCATAGCTAGTCCGAATGTTGTGAATCCTTCTCTTGGTAAATTTATTGGGTCAGGTAGTTTATTTACTACTTCCATAACAGATTTATGTAGTTTTCCATACCTATAGTGATACTCGTCATTAAGTGCATTTGCATAGCAATGTACCCACTCATGATTGTCTAATGATTCTCTTGCCCAGATAGTGCAAGGGTGATTGTACATCATTGGTAGATAGGGGTAGGGACGCTCCTCTAAAGGTAAATGCTTTATTTCAGCTTTTACTTTGTTTAGTACTTCACGCTCTTCTGCGTTGAGAGCACGAGGAACATACCCTAAATATCTATCTATGTAGATTGTTGTGCAAAGAATCTGTGCTGCTTCCAGCGGCATCTTAACGATATGCTTATCTACATGAAACTGTGCTGCTTTGTCTAAGTCTTCGTCTAAGTAAAATAGATTCATCTTATCCAGCACTTATACCAGCTACACTCTTTGGTGTTCTTACGACCACCACAGTGTTTGCAGTATTCAACAATTTTTTTAATATCTTTGAATTTTTTCATATTTATATTATACTTAAAATATGAACAAATGTCAAGAAATATTTTTTGTTACTTAGAATTTATCTTGTCTTTCGCCGTTCCAGCATACAGTCCGAACCAAGCTGCACCTGCTCCTACTATTACTGAAATCAACCCTGACTGTTCTAGTGAAGGGTCGGGTAAATTCATAAACCACATTGTTGCGTAATAAAGTAAGAAAATATAAACTGATAAGAACATTCTTGGGAAAATTCTCCAAGAATCTATCATATTAGATAACCAAATCCACTTTTGATAAGGGTTTTCTGGTTCTTTTTCGTTTTCCAACTCCATTATAGTTTGTTTTAGTTCGCCTATCTCCTTGACCATCTCCATAAACTTATTAAGGTCTATTTCAACTTCGTTTCTGGACATATCGCCACTAAATCTTTCATCTGCCATTTATTTATCCTTAGCTTTTCCTATGTTAATAGCAAATAAGTCTAATAGTTTATAGTATTTTGCTATCCACATATCATCTTTGGGTGTTGGCGTTACTGCCGCTACCACAGAAGCACCCATAACTATCCAGGGCACTATCTTTATTATTACTACTATCCATTGTAAGAACTCTAACATATTACTTTCCACTCTTGCGAGCCTGACGGTTTAACCGTTTATTTAGTTTGTGTATTTTTTCTTCAAGTTCCTCACACCAGTCCTCAAGTTCTTCAAATCTTCCTTGGACTGAGGGATTTTTATCAAAGAATTTAGAGGCTTTCATCATAGCCCTATACTCTTTGTAAAATTGCCACCACTCAATCAGTTTGTTTAGCACTGATATCTTCGGTGGTTACTTTCCGATAGTATACTACTACATCTTTCAGTTCAGTAATATACCTCTTAAGTTCTTGCATATTGTATGCGCTTGCTTCGTAATCGGGAATAGTCATAGCTAAAAAGACTAGTTCTCCTTCTTGTTCCTCAATTACTTTAAACTGTTCTTCAAAATTTTCAGGCGTAATTGTAAGCCACCTTACTTCTTTTAAATCAATCTCTCTTGGCATGATAGGTTGAACTATTGTTCTATCTATCGGTTTTGCACTAACCTCTAATGTCTTCGTTGGGAATAGGCTGCAGTTGGAGACCATCATCAAGGTCGTCAACAACATTGCTGAGTTCCTCAATGTCTTCCATGATGTGTTTTGTTCCATTATTTATTTTCCTTTGCATATCTTCTGGATTTTCCAGTATTTTTGCTGTTAATTGATAGTTCTGTATGAACTGTGTATATCTATTTAACTCTCTTTGTGCCGCCTGACTTTTTAAGGTCATTTCTTGCAGCTGACCTGTTTGCAACTCAAAATCGTTTTGTAGCGTTGATATTGCTTCTTCTTGTGTTTGAATTGCTACTTCTAGTTTCGCATTGTTTTGTTTTAGTGTGCTATTTTCATTCCATAAATAGTATGAAAGTCCTCCTAAAACTATTAATAATGTTATTAAAAATTGATTCATTACATTTCCTCTATTTTTATGTTCAGTCCTTCTGCTCCATGTATCTCTACTACATCTCCATCTTCGGTTCTGAACTTAATCATATTCTTGTTTTGTTTTATTACTTTTTTAATTATGTATGTTTGGTCATCACTATCTCCCCATACATTGTTATAACTAACTTTTAGTTTGTATAGGTGAATGAATTTGCTTTTTAACCAAATCCACCATACTTTTAGTTTTTCAAACATTTGACCAATCTTTTCCTTCAAACAATAATGCTTCTGCTTCTCGTCTTCGTACTAATCCTGTAAGAACTTTGCCTCCTGCCTTATTCCATCTTTTGATTTGTTCAGGCACTCCGTCATAGTCCCCTGCATTTAGAACTTTTAACATTGTACTAGCATTTAGATTGCTTGGACCAAGATTGTATGTCCATGATACCAATGCGTCAAACATGCATTGGTCTAATTGATGATTGACTGCTTCTAAAACATAGCTTTCATACTCTACTAGTTCTTCCAGAAGCATTTCTTCTGCTTGTTGTTTGGTTATTGACATTCCTTCTTTCACATCTTTGATGTGTCCGTAGCCAATAGTCCAAACGCCTACTGCGTCTTGATAGGCTTCTAACTCGCAGCCTTCAAATTTTTTGATTAGGGCTAAGCCCTCTGCTGATATTTTCATATTGTAAAACTTTCTCCACAACCGCATTGAGCAGTTTCTTGGGGACTTCTTATACTTATGTATTCATTTAGTCCTTGCTCAACCCAGTCTATACTTATTTCATTTAGATAACTGAGTGTCATTGGGTCTACAGCAATTATGTTGTAGAACACCGCATCACTTGAGATACTTGGTTGTTCCAAGTAGCTTAAGTCATACGACCACCCATTGCAACCACTAGGAAGTATCTGTAATCTAACTCCCCAGTAACCTTTATCTTTTACTTTTGCTCTTATTTTTTCCAGAGCCTCTACACTTGCTACTAGCATATAATATCCTACTAATTGATTTGTTCAATTCCTTTGACAGTTTATCTGCGTGGTCTTGTAGAGCTTTGTCTTGTTCTTTTCTTTTTGATTTGATGCGAAGCACACTCTTGCGAGTGCGCTTCAACCTAGGTCTTTGACAATAAACTAAGATATGATTTCTCCAACTGATGCCACAATGGTAAAAGTGAAGATTGCAAGAAGAACTGCATTTGATACTGCCTCCTCTACATCATCATACTTACGAATTTGTCTAAAACTGTTTATCATTCTATATATCATTTTATATCCAATACTTTACGATTGGAGTTCGGAGTTCTAGACAAAGCGATAGTTAATAGTCCATCTTTCAATTCTACAAAGTCTACTTTTAAGTCTGTGTTCATAATGAACTTTCTCTCAAAAGATTTAAGACTTAATCCTTGATGAACGAATCTCTCCGTCTCACCAAGTTTCTGTTCTTTTTTCCCCTTGATAAGTAGTTCGTTTTTTTCTTGAACTACTTCTATTTCTTCTTTTGACCAACCTGGAATAGCAACTTCTATTCGGTAATTGCCTGTATCCACGTTTTCAACTATGTTATATCTTGGATATGATGTGTCGGTATTCTGCAATAGCCAATCGTTATTCATACCAAGCCAAAATTTACTAATATCAATCGTCATATTATTTCTCCTAATTTCCTTCTCAGTAAAACTATGCCCACCCTTTCGGTATGGACGCCAATGTGCGAGAACCATTTCTCACACTTCATGTAAATTATATCAAAATTAAAACCTAAAGTCAAGATAAATTTTTTGATTAGTCCTCAAAGTCTATCTTGCCCTGTTCTTTCATATAGTCTAAAGTGGCACCGATTCCGTCCTTCTTACCATACTGGTAGGACAGGTAAATGCTACATGCTAGAATTAAAAGGTATGCTGTGTCTATATTCATATATTTTTTTCTCCAATTATATATTATATCAAAACTAACACCTCCTGTCAAGTAAAATTTCAAGGATACCTAAAAATAGTTGTTGACAAGAGGTTATTCTTTTGTTATAATATATTCATATAAAAATATTAGGAGAACTATGATTACATTAGAACTCATTAAAGAGTTTGATTCGCAACAAGATGGTAAAGCAGGTAGCTGGGTAAAACAACACGCACCTAATTACTACTCGCTTGATGCAAAAAATAAAGGTAAATATGGAGAAAAGTTTTTTAATTCCTACTGCAACATGATAGAATGTGCAGATATTGTTTGGAATGATAACAATGATGACCATGATTTTGTAGTAAATGGACTTAAAATAGAACTTAAGTTTTCTTTTGCTTCTTGGAAAAATGGAGCAGCACACTATGACAAGTTTACCTTTAATCATATCGCCAAACATAAGAACTGGGACTACCTTGTTCTTATGGGTATAAATCCTCCACAAAATATTGCTTATCTTCGCAGAGGACATAAATACGAAGAAACTGTACGAGCATATGCAATATCTAAACAGGACTTTTTAGAGAATTATGACTATAACATAGAAAATAATCTTCTTTCTGTTCAGCAAGGAGGAAAAGCAAGTGGTAATGATGACCACATGGTTACAGATTATCAAAAGATATTGAACTGGAGAGGAATAAAACCACTAAATGAAGTTATATAAAACAGGTCATTGGACGACAAAAGAGCGACAGGTATTGAAAGACAACTACAATGTGCTATCAGTAGAGGCGCTCTGTAGTCGTCTTATGAGAACACCCTCCAGTATCACATCACAAGTAAACTACCTTCGCAAAAGAGGGTGGACTTTTCACAGGAGAGCAGATGCAAAATAACATTGTAGAGTTTCCAAGAATGAAGAAAGCAGAAGAAATAACCGAAAAACTTACTACTTCTTTAATTCTTGAAGCAAGAAAACTAGGATTAAACACAGATAATCAAGACTTTGTCTATGACATGGCTTGGGCGATGAAGTTTATCAAAGCTACAGTTGACAATCAATGCAACATTGCAAATGACCTGTGTCGTCTTACAAGAGCGCAGGGTTTAGATGAGAGTTGAGGTAAGAGGAATGTCAGTTGAAAAAGCTATACGGCAGTTAAGAAGAAGAACAGACCGCAATGGTCTCAAGTTAAGGTTAAAAGAACTTGAATTTTATGAGAAACCAACTGCTCGTAGAAAAAGAATGAAGGCTGCTGCAGTAAAAAGACAACAGAAAATAACGGCTGAACAACGCAAGTTTGAAGTCCGAAAACCGAAACATCAAAGACGAAGATGACAAGACCTCACTCTTTCCACCATTTTTATACTTCATTTTATAACTCCTTTCTACTAGAATAAAATATTTTTTCATTTTCAAGACTTAAAACTACCCACGATTTCATACTCCTACGAAAAAAATTTCTTGTATTTTTGATAAAGTTGTGGTATAATATTAGTAATTAATTAAGATAGTTACTACGACAATCAACGACTTATCATTCATGCAAAGCGAGCCTCAAGCATCATTGCTTCGCACATGAAGACTAGAGGTAAGCCTTAGCGCAACCGATAGAATTCATCTGCGTAGTTAATGCTATTTAGGCGATTGCTAACGATATAATTGTTGTCAATCAAATCAATCCCAAAGAAAGTCAACTATCTTACTTCGGCTTTCTTCCAATCACAAACTTTCAAACAACTTAACTACAATTCTCATTACATTTTCAAAAATTTTGTCCGACTTCTAAGTATTTTAAGTCATTTTTGTTCTTACTGTTTTAAGTGGGAATACGAATAATTTTGGTGGGTAAAAGGACAATTTATTGCAAATTGCCCCTAGTCTGTTATACACCCGCCATGACTTTATGGTGTGTTGCACACCCGTTGCTAGTCCTGAATTATCCTTAGATTTACAACTGCTGTTGTGAATGTGATGTTTTCATCTTTGAGAGTTAAGCATAGCTGATTTTTTAGAGCTGGTTGTACTTCAGCAGCTCCAATCACTTCAAAAAACTCTCCATGTTCCTGAATAATCTTACGCAGTTTATCATTTCTAGGGAATATTTTAGCATATCTTCGTTTATGCACTATCAATCCTCCTCTAAAATATGTTCCACTAGATTCTTCAGGTCTCTTTTTGGCGACTTTTCTAATCCTATTATCAAATCGCTACTCATTTCTAAAAATTCTGCTAGTTTTTCTACTAGTTCTTTCTTAGTTATTGGGTCTTCTCCTGTCTTTGTTTTATACACAGTTTTCTTATAAACCCCTTCACGACTTAACTTACCTATGATAGATTTTACACTCTTGCCAAACTCTTCGGCTAGGATTTCTACTGTCTCTCTTGTAGGGTTATCCTCGTACATGGTTCTCATGTAAGCTACCTGTTCTTCAGTATAATTTATACTCATATAAGTTCTCCTAAATTACTTTGTTTTAAAAATTGTTCTTGTTCTTCAAGTATTTCATCTACCTCAGCCCGAGTTAGACTCCATATCTCGCGTATTTTGTTCTTTGCAGCATTGACTGACATATTTTCTGCGATACAGTCTTCATAATCCAAATGCACACATATTTTAGTTCCAAGCGACAGCATCTGCTTCCTCCCTACCAATTTGGTCTACCATGTCATCAAAAGACATATTAGACTTAATAATTAACTTCGTTTTCTTACTAACATTCTCAATGTGTTCATCACCGTTGTTATATGTAGTGGTTACAACCCAGTCGTTGTCTTGTCTTTCTCCATATATCATCTTGACTTCTTTAGCCCATGCTTCTACTTTTAGAAAAATCTTTCGTTTTTCTACTAACTTTTTATACTGCGTCATAATGCACATATCTTATCAAGCTCTGTCCAATCATACTCTCTGAGCATGGTTAGTTTTACTACTTTTTTGTTAGCACCTGCCACTTTATGTTCAAGAGCTACACCTTTTTTCGCTAGAATACCTACTCTTCTTTTGAATTGTCCATACTCTTTTTGCGTTAGATTTACTACTACCATTATTTATCTCCCTAAACTTTTTAAATCCATTTCGGTTATGTACTGATAACCACCTTTATTATATGTAATGCCTACTTGTTTTCTTCGCTTTTGCACTAACTGTTGTGCCTCTTCTTCTCCACAAATCAAGCATTTATCATAGCCGAGCGCAACTCTTCCTTTCGGAATATTACTATCACACTCTCTACACTTCATGTATTGCCTCCACAAAAGGAAATACATCTCTATCTCTCATCACTTTACCACTAGATAAGAGAATGTCATACCAAAGTGGGTTAGTAGCTATGATGCCACCCCACCAACCTTTGGTGTACGCGCCACCCTCCTCTCTTGCAACGAGTGGTGGTCTTTGAATTGATACTATGGTTGAGCCGTCCTGAGTTTTCATTCCGACAAACCAATGTCTATTTGGTGTTCTTTTCCACATTATTCTTCCTCTAAAATTAATGCCTTCAATTTAGTTAATACATCATTGTAGGCATTGGTTAAAACTATTATGTCCTCATTCAAAGCGTCAAGCTCTTCAAGAGCAATCTTCAGTTGTTCTTCTAGCATAGCTAAATCTTCTGCTAACAACTTCTGTTGCTCTTGGTGAGTCTTTTGCTCTTTTGTTGGAAACTTTATTATCTTTGCCATATTAATACTTTGGGGTGTTGTTAAAATATATCCACAACATAAAGCCTATTAATAATACTGCTACTGTCATTTCCATACTACTTTGATACCTCTGCGAGTGAGTTCGTTTAAGAACTTAACTCTATGTTTTGGCTTTGTTCTCGGACTGTTGATTGCGTCAAACAATTCTTTCTTTGGTGTCTGCTTTAGATAGTAATGCTTGTAGACTTTGCACTTCTGCGAGTCTGTTGACATTCTTCTGCCTCTTGCGTCTTTGCGATATACTCTTTCGCTTTCTTTAAATTTCA